GACCACGCACACCTTTATCTTTTACTGGCAGTAATGGTACAAAGTTAATGAAGTGATCTCGCATGCGCATTTCATCTGCGATCATGGGATATACAGATTTCCAAATCACCCCATCTTCCACATACCATTCTTCTGGACGCCACCTTGAATCGATTTCAAATATCTTATCTACCCACTCATCAGTAGACCACCGATCAACATACTGATCCACAATATGAAGGTACCCATCAACAGAACGACCGCCAACAGTAAAAGATGTTCTATTAGCTCGATCTTGCTTGCTAACGGCAAAGTCCGCACCGATGTAGAAAATCTTTTTAAGATCATAGTCTTCATCTTCCATTGGGAGGAGGTCGGCCTTCCGTATAAAGGCATCTGCATTGTCCAGAGGGGTGTTTAGATATTCCTGAGAGTAGCCAGCACTATCCCCCTCCGCCTCAAAGCTTTGTTGTATCTTGCGAAGCTCTGAAGCATTCCACTGCTCTGGCCAGAGAAGATTTGAGAAATCTGCATAGGATTCATGAGCTTTATAAAAAAGGCATTTCCAAGTCTTATTCTTCATCAATCGAGCAAGGAGACTATCCTCATGTAAGATTGTTCCATGTACTCGAATGCGACCGGTTTTGGAAAGAGCCGGAACAACGGCTCGAAAGAACCAACGTCTAAATTTCTTACGGCGTTCTATATTCTCTACCTGTTCATCATCTTCCATATCGTCACAGACAATTAAGTCAGGACGCTTACCTTTCCACATTGCACCACGAATCTTTTGCTCTGCCCCTCTAGCTATAATACGAAACTGATAACCGTCATCACAATTTACTATAATTTCAGTCTTTTGATCGGATTCAAAGCCTACAATACCAAATTCACGGCGGAGGTCTTCATTGATGTGAAACTCATCGCTAATATTAGATAGTTGCTCGGCTGCCTTATCTTCAGTGCTACCAATTAGAATTACATACTGTGCTTTACGAAAACAAACCTCAGCACTAATATAAGAGAATGTAAATGATGTAGATTTAGCATGACCGCGAGGTGCTACAATCTCAGCTTGCTTTTCTTTACTACAATATAGATGCCATCCGTCACGATGAAATTGAGCGACTGGCTTCGGATCATCATAACGAGTTGACAGGAACATACCTGCAAAAGCTTCGATTAGCTCTGCGGTAAGGTTAACTATCATTGCCAGAGATTTCCAAAAATCTGAAATTGTAAGCGCTCAATACTATTCATACCAATCTTTATGAGAGATGGATTTGGTATTAGATTATTTAAATTAGCCTGTAATACGCGCTCAATCGTGAATCGATCCCTTTGTTGCCTAAAGCATAGATTATTGTTATTTATATAGGCAAGTATAATATCTGTATATCCAATATTAACTTCTCTTGCTCTCTTATCATCTGTTGTACAGCGAGGATTGGTAACTGTACTCCCAAGACTAATTGTTGTATATCCAGGAATAGTAGTATCAAACCACCAAAAATAAGGATTACCCTGACTTACATAAGCTACAGCAGGACGCATATTTTGATCGAAGGATAGACTAACCTCCGTAACATTTGGAGCACTTAGTAATATAGTAGGTTGTGTATTTGGGGCACTTATTACTATGTTATTATTAGATACTGGTCCTGATATTTCAAGAAACCATGCCTGTACTTGTAGACCTTGACTAGCATCAGATAGTCCAATACCCCCAAGTTGATAGTCCGTAGTATAATATACAGGTATATTATCAGGATATTGAAAAGGTGCCCACATCAATTTAGATGATAGAGAGTTACCTGGAATCACGGATAGCGAGCCCAGCTAATATTATAGTTAATTTGCATCTGGTAAGAGGATGTTTTAGGAATAGCAGGAGATACCGAAAATTGCCAAGAACCAGCACTATCACTAACAACTTCCATAGCAGTTATACCTCCAGATACATTACCTTGTCCAGTAGCGAAAGATGTTTGAAACTGTCGAAAGTATGTACCATTAGTATATGTAGAATGAGAAGTACTACAACCATTAGGTCCACCCGAGGCGCTACCGCTCGGAGATGTTGTTGTAGTACCTATACTACCATTATATACATTCATGTATATAGATACATTACCAAAATGATTACTATCGGTAGTTAAATTTAATGTCGGAGCCGATGTAATACGAGATCGGAGATAACTACCAGAGTATGTTACAGAGGACATTAAAAAAGAGTAACTATTGGTTGTTACATCAATATGATAGTCTAATTCATAAGTTACTACTAGTGATTCAGATGATAACACTGTTATAGTAGTTGGGGAACCACCACTAGTAATAAGCGCATGACTGAATAACCAGGGTTGAGTATCTGATGGGGATGTCCAATTACCTACACCAATCTCTGACCAAGTACCTGTAGCAGTTCCTGCGGAGAATGTATAGGTCATTATGCAAGCCCAATAAGCTGGAGGCCCTGCAACATAACTTATAGATGTCGGACTAGTAACTGCACCCCCGAGAGTTGGAGTAGCTGCTCCAAAGGCTGTTAGTTGTGTATCTGTAAAAGCTGGGGCTGTAGTACCTGTTCCCACAGAACAAGCTATCAAAATATAAGGCCCCCCAGCATTATACGCTGGTTGATATCCACCAAGTTGATCTAATCCTTGATTTGTTATAAGATTATCAAACCATCCGATATCAGTTTTAACTGACCCATCAGAACGAATCACCTGACAGCGATATCGACCTTTTAGCTTTATGCCAAGATTAAAATCAATGTTCAAAAGAGACTTCCTGATACAATTGTTATAGAGCCTTGCATAGATTCTTGGTATGTATAAGGTACAGAACCCTGATATAAATTTCCGCTAATTATAGCAACACCGCCTTTCATAGCATCAGGTACTGCGGTATAAGGAACTACTACCTGTGTTAATATTCCTGATTGTATACTTACATTACCTTGCATTGTATCAAGATAGGAGTAGGAATGACTGCCGCCAAAGAGATTACCACTCAAAATGATAATAGATCCTTTCATAGGATCTGAAAAACTTGGCTGAAGCCAGAAATTATTCCCACCCGTGAAATTTATAAAACCTTGCATCCCATCTGCTACGTAGTTATATGGATATAGATCACTTGTTAACCATAGAACTGTATGTATGGTAGGGGCAATACCTTCATTTGGAAGTATTGCTAGCCGGGTACATTTCTCATATGTATTAGATTGATTAGTCCCAACTGTAAATATTATGTTATAGATATTTCCTACTACACCTTGGCGAATCCGTTGTTCTATTACTGTTTGGTTATGAACGACTATACCTTGATATAACATAGCAGAAGGATTTGGATCAGTTCCGCTATACAAAATAACTGTAACAGTCTGAGAAATTATTAACTCACCAGGTAATAGAACATCGCGAAAATCTCCAAAGTATGATATTGTTTCAAGTTGTCTTTTAGTTTCAGATACGAAAAGTGTAGGATTCATATTGTCGCCTTCGGCGACGGTCGAGGCGCCTCCGGCGCGGTAGATCGCGCAAGCCAGCAGAGCGGCTCCGCCGCGTCGGCGGGATATTTACAGCCGAGACCCTCACGAAGCATAATCCAGGAGTGTTCCAATTTGGCACATACCTAAAATTTCCCGCCTGCTGATATTACTGCTAGTCGGCACTCTTTACTGTAGTTATGAGAACCACTACCAGTCACCACACATATTACGGTATATATAGTACCAGCTATGCCACCTGTGATAGCCTGTGTAACGGTAGTGCTGGTATTAGTAGCTACTCCGCTGAGCATGGCGCTTGGATTGGCATCAGTGCCACTGAAGACTGATATACTAACTACGCTGCCTGTGATAGTCTCCCCATACTGGAGGCGATCGAAAAAGTTAAAGACAATCGGGATTGTCTCGCTTGTGTCCTTACTGGGGACAGTAAATAAGGTCACTTTTTCTTACCCTTTTTCTGGGCGTTGGGTAGCGCTGGCGAGACTGGCATTGTCCCCTGAGCCATTCTCTTATGCTGCCTTACAAGATCATTGTCCTGGCTGTAGCTCTTGGAACTCGGCATCTTCGATTTCTTCATGTTGCACCTTTTTAGCATTTCCCAATAGGTTTGTTAGACGATCCGCCAGGCGATTAAGACGATCCTCGGCAGGGGAGACATCCTGGTATGCACCTGCTCGGCTACCAATGCGACCGGTCATTTCCGCCTGCAGGCGAGCAGCCTTCAACTTCTCAGTACCATTTCCAGATGTCATCACCTCTCCGATGGTATCGACAACCTTCTGCGCCATGCTCTCCAGTTGCACTCCCGCGACAATAGACATGTCCTTTACGTACTTCTGTATGAGCGGCTGCTTCATCAGCATAGTAATATAATTGGCATGCACACCGGTGAGGGTGGCAATATCCTGCCGAGGTAATCCTTGTGCGAATAGGGCACAAATAGTCTTATGGCGTTCGGTCAACTTCTTAAGCTGCCAACCGGCGGGGGCATCCCCCTCCGGTGTCATATCATCTTGTGCGACAATTGCATTCATGGCTTTAGACTATTAGCGCAGTGATCTTTCTGAATGTGGTCAAGTACCCAACATAGGAGGCACCCCCATCGACGCTTCGCCTGCATCGCTAGGGCAGCCCTCTGACTGATCGACTGATCCACACGGCCATTAGCATCTACATTTACAGTCTGATCGATCATCAAGGCAATGCGCCACGCCTTACCTGGATTGCCAATCACGCAGGTCAGAAATCGCATAGCCGTAATAACTAAGCCAATCAATAGCAAAGGATACAACAACAACAGAAGAAAAAGTCGACTCATCATATATCCTAGAACTTATTAAAGCGACCACCAACACCGGGATTGCGTCCCATCATGCCCGCAGGATTCTTGGCAATCTTCTTTTCGTACGGCTTCTTCTCAACCGTAATGCGAGGACCTGCGACTGAGTGCATCGACTTAAATGTACTATTGATCTTTGCAAGATGGGTGCTGGGCAAACCAAGGGGATTACTTTTCTTCACGTTTTGTCTCCTCCCTTGGCTTGCGTCGATCCAAAAGGTGTGGATTATCCTTCAAAGGCGCGCTAACTTGATCGAGCAAAGCCAACTGCTCGGGTGTTAGCAGGTCCCTGACCTCGGCAGCGGTTGGCATTCGGAAGCACCTATAGAAGTACGTACGCGCGGACTATAGCATTGTGTGAACCGGTTGTCAAATGTGTGTCAAGCAGTCTTACATAATGACTCTATTGTCATTATTCCCTAACTAGTTTCAAGTATTGCGCGCGTGAGAAAGTGTATTTGGTTTGCGCGCGAGGACCCGAAATTTTCCCTCCCACGACCCTTATAGCGGATGGTCATATTGTGGGTGAGTATGATGTTCATCAGAGAAAATTTTCGGCCGGACGGATGCTCGGCTGCCAAGGATCGGATGGCACGATGGTCACTGGCGCCAGCAATGCTGGCGAAAGGATGGTCACCTTGTGCAACACCTTATGCGATCATGCCATAAGAGATTATGCAATTAGATGTTGACATCCCTATTGCGCTCTGGTGGAATACATGTGCGGGGGCAATCCTGCCCGTCAGCACACAACTGGAGATACAACCATGAACAACGTTACGAAGTTTGACATCAGCACCAAGCCTGCTGCTGGTATGGATGCGATCAAGTCCCATGTGTCGGTAGACTGGACTGGCATGAGCGAAGAGGATGTGCGAGCACTGGCCCAGCAAGCCCTAATCGTAAAGCTGCAAGCGAACCTTCGGAGGGGATATGAGAAAAACGGAATCCCGACGTCTATCGACGTCAAAGCCACTGACTATAAGGTAGGGACAAGAGCACCTAAGCAAGCGGTAGATGTACTGGCTGTCGCAAAGAAACTGAGCCCGGAAGAAAAAGCGGAGCTAATTCGTCGGCTGCAAGAAGAAGATTGATTTTCGTCAATTTTCTGGACAATTTGGAAATATAAGGAGTGTGCCAATTTGGTGCACTCCTTTTTCTTTTGTTTTAGATATTTTTTAGATAATATGTTATGGATATCATCGGTATTATCATGTTTTTATGTCGCCCTACCGTACCCATATACACAAGAGAGAAAAAAAAATATATAACATAGGGGTATACGGGTGGGGTGGGGCAATGCATTGGACACGGTGATATAATGGACGTTGGTGATCCATAACGGATCGCAGCAGCGGAGACCATGCTTGTGAAAACTGAAACACTAAACAATTACCGAGATCGTTTGAATAGATGCCAGGCAGTTATACATTCGGCATTGAATGGCATGAAGCAAGAAGATAGTAGATATGATACAACCATGAAGTTGTTTAATAAGGCTAATGGATTGGCACAGCAGTTGTTCGGGGATGAGATAGTTGGAAGTACGGTAGAGATTAGTAATAGATTACAAAGTTTAGAAAGAATGGTCCATGAGTTTTTGAAGGGACTGCCTGTTAATTTTGAGGAGAATGCACTGGCAGCAGCCGAGCAACGCGAGGTTGAGCAGGTCACACATCTTATACAATCGGAAGGGCTAGATAAAGTAACGGGAACGAAGGAAGAGGCATTAGCGCTAATCGATCAGGCGAAGGTATCACTAGCTAACGCATATGTAATATTGTGTAGTGGACATCCCGGTTTGAAGTTTATTCCGCAGATTGAAAAGATTAATGAGCTAATCCGCTTGATTGATCCAGCGAAGAAAGAACTATATAGGATTCCACTATGAATATTAAAAAACCAGGCCGCACACTAAATATCAGGGTTAATCCAAAGGATTGTATGGGGACATACGATGTCATTCTTATGCAGGGTTTAAATCCAATGGAGATGACCTTTAGCACTGCAGTAGCACGATGCTATGCAATGTTTATGGAGGGTTTGAGGAGAAGTGGGGGGATACCTATTCGGGAAGGGTTTGAGTTCAATGACCTGATGGCATCATTCATGCAGCCGACCACGCAGCCTGTTAAGTTTACTAAAGATATATTGCAGGGATTAACAGGAGAGGTTAGCCAGCAAGTCAACATCTCGACGGCAGCGGAGAAGCAATTGAGAGATCAAGGAATGCTGCCTGATAAAATGACTAACACTGAGCTATTCCGCTGGCGAGAGTTGATGACAAAGAATCAATATGCACCAGATACTATGTCATCCGAGGATAAGATAGAGTTGGAAGAACTATGGAAAAAGGTGTAGTCCCATTGTATAACCTGATTGCAATTCCACGTCGGTTCTGATATGGTGGATGTGTAAATCGACCAGGAATGTCCCAATTTGGGACAATAGGAGACCTAACAATGTATACGAAAGAATTTGAAGAAGGTTACGTCGCTTTTATTAGAAATCAAGATACGAACCCTTACGATTTCGGAACACCGGAATATGATGCGTGGGAACAGGGATGGAATAGGGCTTTCGATAATCGATACCCAAATATCCCAGAGTGAGATACGCGACATGTCTGCATACGAGAAAGGTTACTACGATGCAATCCTTGGGAATAATTATGAAAATCCCTACATTGACACCTCACCATTCTATGAGGACTACGAACAGGGTTGGATGGATGCTATTGACGTGATGGCACATGAACAGTACTACTCACACAAGGGGAGTTACTATGGCAAAGTTTAAAGTAGGGGATCGAGTGCGATATACCGGCAATTGGAGTGTCGATGGATATTTTCCTTTTCTCCGATATACAAGCAGGCCGGATGGTGAAATATCTGGCGAAATTCGCCCAGGCATGATAGGAACAGTACTTGAGGATAACCATGATATTCCTTTTGTAAAGTGGGATAATTTTGCGGCAGGTCATAATGAGGGGGACAACGGATCAGATTTTAGTAACTGGGCCATTATAGAAGAGGATATGGAACTACTATAATGCAGCCGACACACGAAGTGGGGCGGTTTCACAATCTGCGATCGTGGTTTTATAACCTAATACAATGGCTACAAAAGTGGCAAGACAAACTTGATTGGTTGTATACACTTATGTATATTACAGTCTGTGTTGTTTCGGCGTTTGCAGTTGTTATGTACTTCAGATTGGGAGGGTAATCATGAGTTATAGTGTACATTTTGGTAGAATTGAAGGTACTTGTGGGAATGCCGGTATCTCAAGGTTTGCTTCAAAGAAAGATGCCGAGGACTATGTAGAACGTATGGGTAATCATACTTTCGCTAGTGTAGAAATTCTATTTAGTCAAAAGGAAAATTCCTGGTGTATCCGTTGCTTAGATTTACATGGTAATGTAGTTGGCTATGTAGAGGAATTACCAGATGCACACTGAGCAGCGCAACATTAAGGAAACGCGAAGAGCAAGTTGCAATACTGGCAATGAGGATCTCGAGCGCAGGCCAGTTAGTGCAATTGTAATGCCTGGATACTCATTACCAGTAGAGCCGCCAAAACCAACAAAGGCAGAGCGGGAGATTAAGAAACTACTGAAACGATTCAACAAGGGTGAGAAAGACAAACTACTACGACTGTTGCAGGAGGGTGTATGAAGTTTTCAAAACTAGTATTAAAGTATAAAGAATCCAAACCTAACGATTCCGAGAAATATGTAGCAACAGATAGTTATTCAGGTGGATGTCCATATCCTGTAGATGCTCTTAATGCAGAACATTGGCCTGATAAGACTACAGCAGAAAACTATTCTTTAGCCTTTCCTGGAAAATTTGAGCTTATAAGATTAGATTTTGTAGTGACAGAGCATGGCCTGTGAGCCACTATCAACATTCTTCAACCCTCCAGTATATGCGCCGGAGGGTACTCATTTTGATGGACTTATTAAGAAGTCTAGACCATCTGGCGCAGATATGCCCTGCCTAAAGTGCGATGGCTACGGCATGTGGAATCACTCACTCTTTTGTAATACATATAGGCCAGATATGCATCCTCATAGTGTGCATATCTGCACTGAATGTAATGGCAGTGGTTGGGTTTGGTTACCTATTTCGGAGGATGTATGAAACCTATTTGGAAAGATGCGCCGGACTGGGCTAATTTTCTTGTTCGTGATATTGATGGATCATACTGGTGGTATGAGTATGCTCCAGAAAGTAATGATTGGCAAGATGAAAACCATACCGCCTGGAATCACGTAGCAGGTTTTGTGGAGTGTGCTATGGAGGCAGATGAGTACACTCCAACATGCGAAAAAAGACCAATAGTATTATATAAATAAGGACTGCTAACAATGGTATATCTAGCCTTCCTGCGTCGTGAGGTCCTTCGCAAGGCCAAGCGTCACGCCCTGGCCGAAAAGCGTCGCCGGGATAATGCCTGCCGAATTGACCATATCTGCCGAATGTACGAAGATGCATACTGGCATTGGGCAGGGGAGCATATACGTGTTCGATACAGGCAGGGATGGTACTATGTGGATCATCATGAAAAGATGAGAGAAAAGGACATCATCGCAGCTACAAACAGAATGTTTGCACAAATCCACGAAGAGGAAATAGGAGATACGATATGAGTACAATTATAAAACTTGTATGTGACCTTTGTGGCAAAGAGTGTTCAGAGGAGGAACTTTGTGTTTTTCAATTCACTTACAGACGTAGAATCTATCGTGGTGACTATACACGAACTCCAGTATATATAGAACTGGATGTATGTACTGCTTGTGAGGTTGTAGAAGATGAGGTACGCAAAAGTATAGAAAAACAACTAAACACAAAGTTTGTATAGGAGATACAACATGACTGGCGAGAAAATGAGATGTGATATCTGCGGTAAAGTTATTAAGGTAGCTGGCTGGGAAGATCACATGAGGGCAAAACATCCTAATGTTGATATTGCCTCTGATGAGGATACTAAACCAGACTGGAATCACTGTTGTGAAGTATGCGGACAGAAACCTATTGTACCATTAACAGGTATGTGTGGTCCCTGTACGTTTGGGGAAGCAGATACTTATGGCGGCAATTGGTAAAGGGGCATACGACATGAACGAACTAGAAGATGCACTGCGAATAGTCGCAGCCGAGAAACGGAAACTTCGCGACCAGAAGACCAAAATGGGTATTGGCGGAATACCTGGTATCGAAGAACGTTGGAACCTTATGTTGGAAGATGTATATGGTAAGCTCCCAACTAAGCTAACATTTGAGAAGGAAAATCTAGTGCTAACTGGATATCTTGGCGGCTTTAGCCTAGCACTGGCAGCACTGCAAGACGTACTAGACTTGGGGGAAGTGCAAGGAACACAACTACTACATGCCTTTGGATATGAGCTATCCCTTTTGATAAATGAGCAAGAACTGATCGTGACGAAAGAAGCATTGAGGAAATTAACCGATGAAGATTGAGAAGAAAAAGGTAGAGAAAAGAAAACATCCTTGGCGGGGTTTGTATGAGGCGCCGCCAAGGAAAATGCCTTGGGAACAGCCGATTAGGTTGCCTAACTACAAAGCGGTGAGAACATAGCCGAGCGCAGTGAGGCTGCCAAAGTCCGTACCATTGACAATAACTACTGTGCCAAATTGGGACAATCCTTATATGAATGCCAAAGACATTAAAAAGCCAACACAAGAAGGTACCTCCGATCTCCACCTTTTCTTGAAGGAATTGGCAGGCCGGAAATATCACTTGTCTAAGAAATTTATGAAACGACGCTGTCAAGATTCTGCACCAGCAGACAAGCCTTGGCGATCACTTCTCCGAGGTGGTGTATGAGGCCAATACAGTTACAATTGTTGGAGACGGATATTGATAGGATAAAAAGAGAACATTTTCCTAGATTATCCGTTAAGCAAAGTAGGGAAATAATGGACATTGTAGACAAACTCCTCGAAGAGATAAAGGAGCTAACACGCCAACGAGATTCACTTGAGGCAAATTGCAACCTATATGTAGCGCAAATTCGGGAGCTGCGGCATGAGCGAGACAACAAACCAGCCTGAATGTTACTACGAAGGAAAACCTCGCAGGGAACAACTGTGTGATATTAGTCGACATCTAGTATATCGTAATGGTCGACTATTTCAGGTAAACTACTGTGATATATGTGGTATGGAATCTGAAGTAATCGATGGTAAGAAAAATGTTACAGAGGATTGATTATTACTACAGGCATAAGATTCCCCTCGATAGCAGGGGAGTAGGTCGATTCAAGCTGGGTGATATAGTAACTTGGCAGGCCCGACAAAATAGCAAGCGCCACACCGGTCGAGTTGTAGAAATTGTAAACTACGGTATGTACCCAAGCTGCTGTCCCAACGAGCAGGAAATCCGCAAGGTACGGAAGATCGAAAAAAAGGATATTGTGTGGAAGAATCTTATTGGAAATGGTTACTATCGGGAGCATGAATCGTATGTTGTGGAAGATACAAAAGGTAAACGATGGTGGCCGAGGGTTGGGACACTTAGACTAGTGGAGTGATTTATGAGTAATATCGAAGAAGCTTGGAAAGTCTGGAAGAAATCTGGTAAGTTGGTGGAAAAGGCTCTTATATTTTGGTTGATTGGTATGATTATGCTACTTTTTGGTCCTTTAAGTATCCCATTCTTTACTTACGGTTTGTACTTATGGGTTATAGCTATGCTAGGTTATAATTCTATCGATAAAATACTGGAGAAAGGCGAATGACCGACACGACGAATAAGGCGATGACGTTGGAGCAGGTGCGAGATGAGCTATGCACGCAAATTGAGATTGAAGGACATGCACCGGTAAGTGAATTCTATGAAAAGATCGTGCGTGCCATCGACGCCCACATATCCGCGCAGCGCGAGCACCATGATCCGATGTTCAATGACGAGGAGCTGCCAGGCATGTGGTCATATTCCGATTTTACTGGCGGTGACCCGGATGAGCGCAGTTATGCCGAACGTCAATCCAATCATGAGACGCAGCGCGAGGGTGAGGCGGTAGCATGGATGTACCCGGAAGGAGGCATCATTGTGCTCACCGCGAACAAGCACATTGCCTTGCAACGTATGCGCCATGGAATCAAAGTCACGCCTCTCTATAAGGAACCACCCCGTCCCCGCGTGGAGGTGACGGATGACGGTGTGTATCGTGCAATGGATGCGCAGATAAAACGCGTAGCAGAAGGTAACTGCACGCCATTCGATTCCATGCGCGCCGCCCTCGAAGCCGTCCTATCGGAGAAATGTCATGGCACCTAAATGTCCCGTTTGTGGCAACACATTGCAAGAAGTCAGATATAATAGCGATTGCATGCTCAACTTTGATCAGTGGGAATCGCAAATAGCCGGTAACTGGTATTGCACTACCTGTCCTGACAACGGACGGGGAGCCACTGGTTATGCGTATTATTGGAACAAAGATGTGGGAGTATCCAAGCCATGAAGCATACTACCAAAGCAATGCGGGAGATGGCTGATCTTGTGGCCTATCCATCCTTAGCGTCTGATGACATACGAAATCAAGCAGCCGATATGCTCCGTGATATCTCCGATGATATAGAATCGTTACAAATAGACGCGGAGCGTTATAGAAAACTTAAAGAAACCACAAAACTCTTTGAACATTATTTTTCAAGTGATTATATGACTCTTGATGCTATAGATACTGCTGTCGATTCTTTTATCAAGCGTTGATGTCCCAATTTGGCACAATCCTTACAACAACTGGGTATATTATAGGAGGTGATGCGCCTTGCCCAAGCCACCTTGGGATACTACTTCGTAGTAATGGGGGCTGCGTATCCAAAACACGCAGATATATTTATTTAGAGACAAAACAACCCTACAAATACTGATTGACAACTCCACCGAAACCGGTCACAATGGCCCCACGATTCTGAACGACACAACCGACAATATGTACCTTTCACCAATCCCGCTGTATAATTAACCCCTCCCACAAAGGGAGAGCCACGTACTCCATGTGGGAGTACCTTATTAACCTAAGAGAAAGAAAAGAGGAAATAGCAATGGAAGTTACCGCAAAGACCAAAGAACATCCCGAAGTTGTTAAGGTAGAATTTCACACTCCTGCAAACCTTCATGAAGCCGTCAATAAGTACGGCGAGGAAGTAGTATTCAATAAGTTCCTGGCAGCGGCCGTGATCGACTTGCAAGCAGTCCTTCGCCGCAATATCGACAAGTCCCAGGAGGAACTGCAGAAGATTGCACACGAGTGGAAGCCTGGTGTTCGCGCCCCTGCCGTTAAGCAGTCTGCCTTCGAGAAGGCCACTGCCGCAATCGGCGCTATCACTGATCCGGAAGAGCGGAAGGCCCTACTTAAGAAGTTGAGGGAACTTGCATAATAGTTTTATAGTGGTGAATTCGCAGGCTGATGCGACTACAAGCGTCCAATTAGCCATATGACGCCTAGCAGCTGATGTAACTCCCTGATGTATACTGGCTTGGCCGCTGGTATGACATACGGATCAGATTGATGCCGGAAATCAGCACCGGTCACCACTATCCTATTAGGAGTAATTATTCTATGACAGTTCGGTGTGGATAGACACACAAGATATACTAGCCTGAATCCCTATATGGTTAAGACTAGTAAGCTAAAAGCGGTGGCTACCTTCCAGTAATGGGTCTATTGCAGTAGGCATATCTAGACAACTGATCGGTGTTGGCAAACCCGTAAATCCAGGTTGGAATTCCTGAGTTGATGAATCAACAACTGTCACCTTATTCGGAGTATTACCCAAAGGACTAGTCAAAATATGCAGCACGGTTACCCCCTGACCGTAGGAACTCCCGCTTTCAGGATGCTGCATAATAAGAGAGCCTGCCGCCCTTCAGGACATAAGGGCACTATGATAGTCATTGCAACATTTGGCCGACGTAACAGGGATGACAACCCGTTGCTTAGGTTAACCCTCGTCAGGTTACAGTGACTATCCTAGTAAGCGCAGAATAATCGGAAGTGATACCCCCATCACCGCACATCCACACCTAATTAATAGGTGTCCGAGAATACATTAATCATGCCGCCCCTCATGGCGATAGGGGCATCAGTGAAGGTCCTGTACCTATGGACATGCACATAGGTTAGACTGGGCGGTCACAGGGCCCTCACTGATACGACTACTTCACAACACAACAACAGGTACAACATGCAAATACTTCATTGGTTACTTACTAGCTGGGATGGTGGGTATCTTTGTGGTACTATAGCTTCCTGGGCTGTATTTTTATTTCTATATAATATTCGTATCTACTTTCCTTGGAATAACAAGAAATGACAAAAAGGGTGTATATCCTAACTGATGGCGGTCATGACTATTCCGATGCCGAACGTTTCGGAGCAATAGAATTCTGCCATGTATCAGTTAAGAACAAAAGTGACATCTCACAGATGTATAGAGAACTTCGGGAATGCTTGTGGGATTCTGGGGAAGATGATTATTTATTAATATCTTCCCTAACTAGCCTATGTTGTGTTGCGACGGCTATTCTTACAGAGTTGCATGGAAGGGTGAACTTCCTGTTGTTCGAGGGTGGAAAGTACATCGAACGAACCTTGGTAACAGACAACGACACGATTGAGGAATGACTATGATAATCACGAGAACTTCACGATATTCAGGAATTACGCGTACGCGAGATATTGATATTACTCAGGATCAGTATGATAACTGGCTATCAGGGAATGGCCATATTCAAAATATCATGAGTAATATATCTGATTCTGATAGAGAGTTTATCCTATCTGGAGTGACAGAGGCAGAGTGGGATGAGGCCTTTTCTGAGGTTATGGAAAACAATGATGAAGATGCTGCTGACGCACAGGATGCTTTCTGATGACAACCTTCACAAAAAAGTCCAGACATTATGACAATACTCGTATATCGGACTACAAGAAATGTCCCCGATCTTATTTCATTAGGCATGTCCTCGGTTGGACTAGGGAAGGTTCATCTACAAGCCCTGCTTTGGTTTTCGGTGGTAGTTGGCATGCTGGGATGGATGCTGTTTGGGGTACTGCTTCTCGGCAGATGAAGTCTAGCCCACGAATCGACAAGGATGAACTAGTAAGTGAGGCTATGACTGCCTTCCTTTTGGAATGGTCAGCTTTGGGATTCGATCCCGAGCCGGATATGGCAACACTAGAGGAGCTAAACCCTCGAACACCGGGCGTTGCCCATGAGATGTTCTACAACTATGTTTCACACAACGAAAGGATGCTTACCAATAGTAGAGTAATGGCAATTGAGCAACCGATTGCAGTACCCTTTCCTGAACTAATTGATACGTGGTACGTTGGCAGGCTTGATAAGGTGGTAGAATACAATGGGCAAGAAATCATACTTGAGCATAAGACTACAACCGCGTACGCTATACAGGGACAGTTTCAGCGGGACTACTGCGATTCGTGGTATGCAGCCCCACAGATTAAGGGCTATCAATTTGCAGGTACCTTGTATTATCCCAAGCTACAAAGTGTGTGGGTGGATGCAGCTCTCGTACACAAGAAAGTGCATGATGGTTTCAAACTCATCCCGGTATCGCATAGTTGGCCCCTGCTCAAAGAATGGATCTACGATACTAAAGAATGGATTATGAGGATCACGTTGGAGGAAGATAAGTATGCCGACAGTAGAAAACTTGCCGCCGGACTTTTCCCACGCAACGAAGATAGCTGCTATGGTAAGTACGGTGTTTGTCCTTTTTTGGATATTTGCCGTACTATTTCTGATCCTAGCACTATTGGTGAAGCTCCTGCTGGGTATGTAGAGGAGCGATGGGAACCCTTCGATACGTTAGGGCTTGATAAATTGGTACAAGGGGTGAGTGATGAAACTAACAAAGCTTAATATACGGTATAAGTATTATCCAGAAGGTGAGCTTGATGCTGAGGCTGAGTTCTCCGGCAATTCTGGTAAAATGATTATACCTATTACAGAACAAGATGTACAAGACATACAACAACTCCTATTGAACAAGACTAAAGAACTAGCATCGGAGGCATAATGCCTAACGCCACTCAAGCCCGTAGTGTTGCCAAGCACAAATTTCTAATGCTTGGTGACACCGGCACTGGTAAGACCAGCCAACTTCTTACCCTTCCAGGTAAGAAATTCATGTACCTCTTCGATCCTAATGCAATCCTGTCATTGCAAGGCCACGACGTTGACTATGAGGAGTTCTTACCGGATGCCCTAAACCTATCCGTTACCAGCTTGAGCAAGGACAGGGGCGACAAAACAACAAACCATCAAAACCAGATGTATGTGGACTGGGAAAAGGACTTCGATAGCCGAGTAAAGGATGGCTTCTTCGACTCCTACGATGTGATCGGTATCGATAGTGCCACTACCTTCCAAGATCTCATCATGGATCGTGTCCTGACGATCAATGGACGGGCTGGTAAGTGGCCACAACAGGATGACTACGGACCTCAGATGCAAGTCTTCACCAATGTGATGCGTACCCTTAATAGCCTGGGAAAGATCGTCTACGTAACAGGCCACATGGAAGCCCGACAAGATGAACTAACAAAGAAGATATTCCGTGCCCCCCTGATGACCGGCCGCCTAAAGACTAAAATTCCCCTCCTATTCAGCGATATCTTCACTACAAGTGCGGACAACGATGGTAAGGGGAATATGACCTACATGATTCAGACTGTGCCTGATCGTATGACTAGTACCATTCGAACTTCCTTCAAAGGTCTCGAACCCTTTGAGGATGTAACAATTGACTGGGATAAGCCTATCATCGGTCAAGGAATCGGTCGATTTATACTAGAAGAAGGTGAGCAGTGAAAGTAATAATAGCCGGTAGTCGGCATATGCCATTCTCCAAGTATGGCTTGATTGCCGATGCTGTTAAGAAATCTAAATTTGTTGTTGATGAGGTGGTCTGCGGAATGGCCAAAGGCGCTGATATGTATGGTGCTAAGTGGGCATATAGTAATAATATACCTATTAAAAAATTTCCTGCTGATTGGAATACTCATGGGAAGGCCGCAGGTCCAATAAGAAATCAACAAATGGCAGAATATGCAGATGCCTTGATCGTTTTTATCTGGGATGGCTCTAGGGGTTCTATTGATATGCTTAATAGAATGGAAAAGATTAATAAACCAACCTTTGTAATATATAATGGAGAACTTGAGTAATGAAAGTACGTGAACTTATCAAAGGTCTACAACGCATGCGACCTGACGATGACGTAGTAATCTGGTATCAAGACAGCATTGCCAATACTGAACAACACGCGGAAATCACCAATGTAAAGCGTGACAAGTATGGCAATGTAGGAATCAACTGGTGCGAGGATATGGGTCAACACCCAGACTGGCAACATTAATTGAGGGTATAGAAATGGCAAAAGAAAGTCGTGTAGTATCACATTATCAAGAACGTAACACTATAGAAACTTGGGAAACAACTCGTTTAGAACTAACAGCAGAACTTGCATGGAATCTTCTAGTTAGGTGGGGAATGGTCTCTGCTAAGGAGGATGGAGAGGATACGGCAGGGCGACAAAAGTTAGTACTAACACCTCCGGCGGATACGGTAACTCGAGCTTTTGATATTGCAGAACAATTTATGTCTGAGTGTCAAAAGCGTAACTATATTCATACATCTCCAAGTCTATTGTCTATGAAAGAGACTTCTGATGTGTGATTATCTGGTGTGCCAATTTGGCACACCAGGGTAACACCAGCACCCTAATATGAGGCCTGGACTTTTCAATCAACCAAGTGAGTAAACATGACATTCATTCCTGTAAACCTTGACGAAGTACAAGAGCAGACTGCTGCTCCCATCGGACGCTATGAATTGCAAGTAACAGGCTGCGAGGATACCGTAACTGGTCCAAACAGCAAGCGTCCCGGATCGCCTCAGTTCCGAGTATCTCTCGGCTTCCTGAGCAATCCCGAGTATCAAAACATCAATATGTTCTTGTCCTTGCCTAATGAGGACGATGAGCCTCGCGCTCGTCAATTCAAGATGTTGAACCTCCGTCGTTTCTTGGAGTTGTTCAATGTGCCCTATGATAGCAATGGTATCGACACCGAAAAGATGGCTATGGATATCGTAGGTGCTACTGCGAACTGTGAAGTACGCCTTGGTCAGCCTAATGCCAATGGCAATGTGTACAATGAAGTGGTACTGCCTCCGCTGAAGGGCGAGGTAGCTGAGAAAAGCAAGAGCGGCCGTCGCCGCTAATTGACAGTCACTCCCCTGTGCTATCTATGGCAGGGGAGTTTTTTATTCTTACATGTGTGTATGCATTGTGGATGTACCGTGAATGTCTAATACACACTCGGAGATTATATCATGCCAAGAAATAATGATCCGTTTGCTCCTTGGAATGATCCTTTGCGTAAACATGACCCTTTTGCTCCACACAACGATCCTTTAGATAAGGATAATCCTTTCAAGCCCTGGAATGATCCTTTTGGCAGGCGAGAACACCTGACCGAAAAAGAAAAACGTTATTATGACTATGGATACTAAAATGGACTTGAGTAAGCTAGTCAAGCCTATCGATATGATGACCGACGAGGAACTCAAAGAGCGACTCAAGGAGATACGGCATCGTCGAGAAACTGTGCGCCCTGCCGCACAAGAACACAAACGGAAGGCAGCAACTAAGAAGGTTGCACCCGTCGTATCCAAGTTGGACAAACTCCTCGCCGGTATGTCGCCAGAGGAACGTGAAGAACTTTTACGATCACTGGAAGGTGGTTTATGACAGTTGCGGAACTAATCAACAAGCTCTCAGAATTTCCTGATAATATGGAAGTTCGATACCTAGATGATGAATTTGGGTACTGCCATATTACAGATGTGTATTCAACTAAGGAAGAAATGCATTGGGGACCTGACAGTAAGTTAATAGTACTCATTCGATAAGGGGTAAACATGGGCGTCGCAACAGATCGTGGTTACAAACTCAAAATCGTCAAACTCTCCGATATCAAAGTAAACGGTCGCTACCGTGATGACATGGGCGACATCCAAGGACTAGCCGATGCTATCAAAGAAAAAGGTGTTCTACAACCTATCACTCTGGATACTGACCTTAACCTTCTGGCTGGTGGTCGTCGCCATGCTGCATCTACCCTGGCAGGCCTGGTTGAAATTCCTGCACTAATTCGCACGACCAACGGCGAGCTAGACGCTCGTGAAGTCGAACTAATGGAGAACGTCAACCGGAAGGAAATGACATGGCAAGAAGAGGCTCGCCTAACAGCAGAGATTAATCGCCTATATGAAGAAAAGCACGCTAAGACAAGGGACTGGTCCGGCCGTAAAACCGCCGAACTCCTCGACCAATCTCCGAGTCGTGCAGCCAGGAATATTAAACTGGCTCGTGCAATGGAAGCAGTACCTGAGCTGGCTAATTGCAAAACGGCAGACGAGGCACTAAAGACAATCAAGTCTATCGAGGAACAGGCTATCACCGCCGAGTTACGTTCCCGCCAACAGGAACGTCTGTCGGAGCGAGATGCACAGCCGGACTCAGGGAACCTCACCGATGCGGAGCGCGTAGCGCGAGGCATCAAGTCAGCCCTTAAGGTGGCCGAGGCTAACTATATCATTGGTGATACTTTCGTTGGCATGAAGGGCATGAGAACAAATGGACACATCGACTTTATTGAGTGTGATCCTCCTTATGGAGTTAATCTAAATAAACAGAAGTCCAAGCTAAACTCCAGCGTAACAAACGAGAAACTCCAAGAAGACTATAATGAAATTCCGGCTGCTGATTATCCAGATTTTCTCAAGCGCCTTTGTACAGAGTTGTATAGAGTTGCTGGGAAAGATTGTTGGATGATCTTCTGGTTTGGTCAGTCATGGCAGCATGAAGTACTAACCCAGCTAAGGGAAGCAGGCTGGGAAGTGGACGAGATTCCTGGCATCTGGGTTAAGAACAATGGTCAAACTCTCCAACCTGAATTGTACCTGGCTAGGGTGTGGGAACCCTTCTACATCTGCCGAAAGGGCAATCCTGTCCTCTCCCAAAGGGGTATGAATAATGCCTTCCTATTTCCCGGTTGCCCTTCGACTGGCGAGGATAAAAAGTATCATCCGACTCAGCGTCCAGTTGTTCTTATTAATAAACTGCTGTTTACTTTCCTCACTCCTGGTAGCCATGTTTTTGTTCCCTTCCTGGGCAGTGGGGCAACCCTCCGTAGTTGTTATTACATGGGCTATCCTGCTTTTGGCTATGACAATAATGGTTCCTATAAGGACAAATTCATGCTTGCAGTCGAGGAAGATGCACGACGGGAACTAGCACGTAAGAAAGGGGAATGAAATGAAAGATTATGAAATTGATAAAGAAGTTTTTAAATTTCTTACTCAGAAGTATGTTCAATCTGCTGACAGTAGACAAAAAAGCATGGGTCTCCAATATATGACGGCAGAGACTCATGATTTATCCTGGCAGTTGGCGATCTTTATTAAACAGTTAATGAAGGAATAGATATGCCCTTCATCGAACCTACGAATCAACGACGTACTATTCAACCCAGCGGTCCTAAAAATGCCAAAATTGCAATTATTGGAGACTTCTCCGATGGCTTTGACGAAAGAACAGGAAGACCTTTTAGTGGACCTACTGGGACAGTACTCGAACAGTGTCTACACGCGGCTGGGCTTATCCGAGGGGAAGTATACACTACGAATGTCGTTCTCAGTCGAGTTGACTACTCCCAACGGTCAAGGTACTTTGACGATAAAAAGAACACGATATCCTCCCTTGGACAATTACAAGTAGAACGTTTACAAAAGGAACTACAGGATGTACAAGCTAATGTCTTTGTTGCAGCAGGCAGCTTCGCGCTTTCGGCAATCTCAGGACTTCGTCATCTATCTAAATATCGTGGCTATGTTTTTACTGATAGCATTCTTGGCGGTAATCGTAAAGTAATACCCACACATCATCCAGGGCAGACTATCCGAGGTATGTACTCATACCGGTATATGATTGTCTGTGACTTGAAGAAAGCAAAAATCGAAGGACAATATCCAGAACTTCGCCGACCCGAACGTACTCTAATATACCACTATGAAAATATCGAAGAAGCTTTGCAGTGGTTGGAATACTTTGAAAAACAGCCGAAGGTTGGCTTCGACATTGAGGTCCTCAACTACGAGATATCCTGTATCAGTTTCTCATCGTCACCAGACCTTGCCTGTGTATTTCCTATCACGGGATGGGAACTGGATGACGAGCTATTCCTCTGGAGGGGCATACAAAAAGTTCTTGGTAATCCGCATTCGATCAAGATTATCCAAAACAGTATGTTTGATGTCCCCTTTCTTCTTACGAGAAATGGAATCGAAGTTCGAGGACCGATACACGATACTATGGTCGCCCATTCTATCATGTATCCCGAACTGCCAAAGGGATTAGGCTTCTTGGGGAGTGTGTATTGTAGTAATCAGGAATACTGGAAAGATACTGTGAAGTTCTCGAATATCAAAGATGAGGCGTAGAATGCACACATTATTAGAGTATTTTGGACGGTTTATAATAGGTTGGTGGATAGGTTGGTGGATTGGGATAGGTATTAGTATACTTATTAATAAATACAGGGACTATAAATATGGATCATAAACGTTACTGTGAAATCGAAAGTGGAATAACCGACGCCAAACTAACCTCTGAAGAAATTGCCGAGGGCTGGCATTTCTGCCGTGAATGGGACGGTCTACTGATTGGGCCAGGAATGCCTGAGATGGAAGCATGCCTATGTAAGTATAGTAATAAGAATTGCCCTTCCTGCGGGGATGATTAATAAAACGTTAATGCCTCCCAAACCGCGTCAATTGACGTACAATCGACACCAATTTCACCCGGTATGTACCCACAGCCCCCATCATGGAATCGTCACATTGACGCTCCCATTACGTTTCCGGGGCATTCCATTAACACAACATCGGGCACCCAAACGCCATGAAAATGGACGAAACCTTTCTACGATATAACGCTCTGGATAGTGCCTGTATGGTACAGATTCACGATGCCATTTGGCCAGAACTCCAGAGTGATTTCCAAACAACTTACGACATGACTATCGATCTGATGGAAGTATTAACCTTCATGCAGACTCGTGGAATGAGGGTATCCCATGACCTTCTTAACCAGACTAAAAAGGATGTTCTTGCCTCGACCGCTGTTAAACAAGAAGAACTCAATAAGCTTGTCGGACGGGAACTCAATGTTAACAGTAGTAAAGATTGTGCGACTTACTTCTACATCGAGCTTGGTATTCCACCATACAAGGGTAAGACCGGTGCCATTACCTGTGATGACTTGGCAATGCAGAGATTGGCTAGAGGTACTGCCCAACGACCGGGATTGCGACAGGCCAAATTAGTACAGGAGATTCGAGGTCTACAGAAGTTGTACGGTACATACCTTAATATGCGCTTCGATGAAGATAATCGTATGAGGGGTTCGTACAATCCCAGAGGTACGATGTTCGGCCGTCTCTCCAGCAGCAAGACAATCTTTAACACAGGAATGAACTTCCAGAATCTACCTTCGGAGTTCAAGAAATTCCTAATTGCTGATCCTGGATATTTCCTGCTTGAGATCGACAAACGACAGGCAGAGTGGGTAGTTGTAGCCTACGCTAGCGGAGATGCCAATATGATCTCTGCAATTGAGCAAGGTATCGACGTTCATACCCACACTGCGTCCCTGATGTTCGATTGTGATCTGGATCTTATTAAGTACGAGAATAAGAAAATCGGCCACACTACCGATGCTGAATTGATCTTCGAGATTCGTCAATCGGACGAAATACTTCGTAAGATGTGTAGCAACTTTCCTCGCACGATGAGTGCGCGTCAATGCGGCAAGAGATCAAATCACGGACTAAACTATGGCGAAGGCTATCGACAATTTGCCCTCATTAATGAGATCGAAGAAAGAGAAGCAAAAAAGGTTGTTGCAATGTATCATCAGATCTATCCAGGAATTGGACAGTGGCACGAGAGCATACAGCGTCAGTTGGGGAAAGGGAGAACCTTGGAAAATTGTTTTGGCAGACGAGTACGATTTCTCGGTCAGTGGAACGATTCCTTGTTTAAGTCAGCTTACAGTATGTTGCCTCAATCAACTGTGGTCGATGGACTTAATCAAGGGATGGTCAAGATATATAAAGATAAATGGATTGTACAGTATCAAGACATTGACATACTCGCACAAGTACATGACTCAATATTACTACAAGTACCCCTGTCATTTCTTAGTAAACGAGAATCATTTATTAAGTTTTTATCCCTGCTTCATGACTACACTTCCCCCCTAATGGAATACAACCAAAGACCTTTTAAAATTGCCAGTGACATAAAATGCGGCCTAAACTGGGGAGAATACTCCGATAATAATAAGAATGGAATGCAGGACGTAACGGACTACGAATCTATAAATAAACTGCTGGGCGTATGGGAGTTTAGTGATGGAAATCAGTCCTAAAGATAAAGCAAGGTTTGATAGTCTGTATACTAAAAATGAAAATGGTTGTTGGCTTTGGAATCTATACATAGGCACTACTGGATATGGTCATTTTAAGTATAAGGGTAAACACTATAGAGCTCATAAATTCTCTTATAGAATGTATGTAGGTGAAGTTCCTGATGGGTTATTAGTATGTCATAAGTGTGATGTACGTCATTGTGTAAATCCAGAACATTTGTTTTTAGGAACACCCACAGAAAATATGCAAGATTGTAAAAAGAAAGGAAGAACTGGCGGGGGGAGACCTTTTCTATTAACTAACATATGTAGATATGGCCATGAATTTACAGTAGAAAATACTCGATATGACCGTAATGGTCATAGATATTGTGTTCAGTGTAGTAACGATAGGTGGAAATCTTACAGAAAAGGTCTGTAATATGGGTCGGGAACTTCATGATTGGTTAGACTCATACTTACAATATACGGACGCATCAGAAAGCCCTATCAGCTATCATACTTGGTGTGGACTTTCAGTTATCGCTGGCGCACTTCAACGAAAGGTATATTTAAAATGGGGACTGGGACAGATAATTTATCCAAATCTATACGTAGTGTTGATTGGTGCTTCTGGGAGAACTCGCAAGGGGGTTGCGCTAGGTATAGCGAAGGATATACTTCGACAAGTTACGGGTGTATCAATCGCACCAGAATCATCTTCTGGTCGGCAAGCTATGATACTCGCGATGAAAAGATCCATCTTAAACTTTAACGATCCTTCCACGGGAAGTGTAAAACTACATTGTGCGATCACGGCATTCTCAGAGGAACTATCGGTTTTTTTAGGGCAGGGAGACATAGCCTACCTATCGAACCTAACAGACTGGTACGACTCGAAGGACGACTGGGAGTACGAAACCGTTGGACGTGGAAAGGATACGCTTCAAGGTCTATGTTTGAACCTGATGGGAGGTACAGCCCCTGACTGGATTCAAAGCATGATACCTCCTGAAGCAGTAGGCGGGGGTTTCACCAGCCGGGTAATCTTCATCGTTGAAACAGAGAAACGAAAGACCGTCCCTAAATATGAGATGACCGATGCTGACTATGAATTACAAGGTAAACTTGTCAGAGACCTTGAAAGGATACATAAGCTCGCAGGAGAAGTATCATTTACACCTACTGCTGAGCACCTATATACCGACTGGTATGTGGAGCAAGATCTATTATTGTCCCAAGGTAAACCAGCCATCGATGACTCGCGTTTTGCCGGCTATTGTGAGAGGCGGGCTACCCATATCAGAAAGCTTATGTTGCTATGTTCCGCGTCTCGTGGAGACGATCTCACCATACGTCAGGAAGATTTCGACAGGGCTCTGTCGTTACTAACAAGTGCCGAAGTCAACATGCACAAGACCTTTGGTGGATTGGGACGTGCTAGAAACAGTGACATTACCGAACAGATAAAAGACTACATTGCTCGCATTGGTACTACCACCCGAAAGTTAATAATGCAACGTTTCTATCGTGACGTGAGTCCGGATGATTTAAGTAGAATAGAGCAGACACTACAACAGATGAAAGTAATCAGTGTAGAACTAAATAGCCATACGCAAGATAAAATCTACAAGTGGATAGGAGGATAATATGTGGGGTAAAGAGCAAGAAGATCAACTAAAAGCTATCATGAGGTCACAAGAACTTCAACGACGTGCTACAAGGATGCAAGTTATTAAAAATCATCTAGAACTCGAAAAAGAAAAATTAACTCAAGAAGAAAAGCAACTAGACAAAAAGATTCGAGGAAAATATTGGAGAAATCTTTGGAAAGCTATTCTTGGTAAAACAACATTCTGATGTGCCAAATTGGGACACAAGTTATGACAACAATCGCGTGGGATGGTAAGACACTCGCTGCCGATACACTGGCAACAGGGACATTCAAACGAAAGGTAATGAAGATTTGGGAACTTCGGCCAGGTGTATACTTTGGGGGAGCTGGTCTATACTCTGAAGTATACGATGTCATGACCTGGCTTAAGTATCACAAACAAGAAGAAGCTCCCGATGTAAAGGAGTTCGTAGGAATCCTAATCGAAAAGGGGAAGGCCTACCGTATCGAGGAGAATCTAATTGAGGTACCTATCACAGAGGAATATCATGCGATAGGTACCGGAGCCTGTTTTGCCATTGCAGCATTACATTTGGGACTATCAGCTATTGATGCAGTTAGTCTTGCGGCTAAGTTTGATGAGAATACGGGAGGGGAGATTACTAGTATGGATACTAGATATATTACTTCTAAATTTAGTGGCCTGGGTTAATACCACTCACCTTCTCGTATGTTCTCATACCGCCCAAACCTAGCATACCCATCAATAAGGTCATAAGAATACTAGTATCCAACTGAGGAAATACAATACCCGTCTTCCCACACAATGCCACAACATACGAGATAAGCGGTCCTAAGAACGATACCAAAAATCCAATTCCACAAATCCAACCTACAAAAGGCCGCCAGCCAGCTACAAATAGATTAGCACTGGCGGCTTCTTGTTTATTAATATCATCTTGTCCTTGTTGAGCCTGTGCTTGCAAAGTAAGAATCTGAATCTGTGCTGCGGCAGCATCTTTCTCTTGCTGTGACTTATCCGGAAATAAACGATCTACAATACTAGTTGCTAGAGTTGCAACCTCACCAATACCTGAAAGACTCATACACTACCTCCAAAAAATACTTCATGCTCTGCCTTACGACGATTGTATAGACCTGCCATTACATGTCCTGTAGCCCGATTCCATACTAGAAATTGTTCTGCGGCGGCTTGGTAGTTTCCTGAATTTAGATATTTAACAAGGGTGGAATGCTGTAAGTTACCCTTACCAATATTATACTGAAGTGATGCCAACGCAGCCGCCTGATTATCATTCAACGGAACAGTAATAAAACTACTAAAACCCCCTACAATATCCTGTAAACGAATTCGCAGATCAGCGTCTGCCTGCTCCTGAGTCCACACAACTCCCTTTTTAATATCCGGTCCCGTAGCTCCATAGCCAATAGTCCAAGGATCGCCTCCAGTGGCTGGATCAGGATATGCTTGCAGACGACAGCCTTCCCATTTCTTACATAACTGCATAGCTATTTGTACTGCATTAGTAATATTCATGCGGAACATTCTCCACGCCAGACGCAGTTACCCTTGCATAATTAGCTGGCGCTGTGTTAGTAGTAATAAGTCCTTTTGCCGTTGTGGTAAATCCCACACTCACCCCATTAACATATACAGCGGTCACAGTAGTATTATACAAACCATCCCCTAGTTGAAACTGCTTATTAACTCCATCACCGAACTGAGGGAATACAGCAGCCTGGTTATAGTTAAATACTGTAGCTGGAATAACCTGAGCCCATGGAACTGTTTGGTTGTCAGGAATACCTTTTACAAAATCCTGAGGTTGTCGCATCTCCCAATGTTCTGGACATACATAATATCCTTGCCAGTGTCTAATAAGTTGCGAAGCTTTTCTCTTAAAACCACACTGATAACATACAGTATTCCAATCACCTAGTCGAAGAAAGTCTGCCCTACCCTTAGTACTACTCATGGCCAACCTCCGGTTTCTTTCTTCTGTACCCTTTCCCTAGCACGTTTCGCCTTCATCTTATCACTGACCCCATACACAGGTAGTCCAGCAATATTAAGAGCGATATCACGAGGACTTTTGTCGAGCATATTACTAATAGTGAATGGAGTAAACGTCTGCAAGGCATGTTGAGCTACCCCACTATATTTAGGTGCATGTCCACCGACCACTAGATAGTCACGATCAAGTGCCCACTCAGCAGCCTCCCTCGGAATGAATCCCAGTTTATTAAGAAAGAACTGCCGAGGGTCACGAAGTGCATTATAAGCCTCCATACCATGCTTATTCCATTCCATATATTCTCCATGTCCCATATCTACACGAAGGGGATTCTTATTCTTTGTTAGTGGATGCCCGCTAAAATATTGGTTAAGGGCACTAGCTACCAAGAAAAAGTACACTGCATTTCTAATCTGATAAAGTCTATGGAAGTCAGTGCTTGTCTTAGGCCTAACCAATCCTTTGAGTCCTGACCCTCCCACATGTCGAAGCATCTCTTCTGGAGAACCTGTATTAGTAAATCTCCGTACAAAATGGCCGGTACCAAGACTCTTACCCGCTGCCCGCAGTGTTGACATAAGCCAGTCGGGTGCAAAAAAGGTAAAGGAAAGAAGACTACGTCCGACAGGACCGTACGCTGCATAAGTGAGCATTCTCCCAAGTTCGGTCTGTGCTTCTTCTGCTGCCCGTCGCCAGTCGAGACCGCCATAGACATTGTTGACAAAGGAGGAAACCTCTTTAGCAATGTGGTCATCAGAGGGAATTACAGTATTGGGATTCTTCTGTAACTCCTTTGCCCAATTTAGTTTAGCCTTTGATAGATAAGTAAGCCCTGTTGTCAATTTCAATCCAGCATGAATATTGGTAAAGATGAGTCGATCAGATAACTTCGATACCTTCTCCAGACCGCCTACCAACTTACCAGAACCGGGGATGACAGAGTTCATATATCCCTGTACTGCTTGGATGGCTGGATAGTATGACTGATTATAATCGATATCAACACCTTCCGCATTGGGTAACTGAATCTTTGTACCATTGCGAAGTAATAGTCCTACATCATCCTTTGGTCCACCAGTACGAAGCATATCCTGAGCCTTTGATTTACCAAAGATACTCTTGATAATCTCGCCAGTTGTTTCAGGAATCTTATTGATGGGTGTAGCGGAGTAGTGAGCCTGAATAAGAGACACGGCATGGAATACACTACCCATTACCTCCCAACGTTTCTGTAGTGTATTGACTGCTTGTAGACCATTCAAGAATGGATTAGTATCAGTCAGGTGATATACACTTGCAAGTGTCTGCGCAATATCTGGATGGACTCGCATACCTGGTAGGCGAGCATTACCTACATAGTCCGGTGGAATATTCTTATCCAACGCAGACATAATGAGTGTCTGTTGTGTGCCAGGTACCTTAGCATTCTTCAGTGAATCAAGAGTAACCTTATTGGCAATAGTACGAGTCATACTATCCCAATACATACCAAGATTGGCGATGTAATCTTCTGTGACTGGAATCAGTCCGGCAGCCTTACCCTCCTTTAGGGTTACAAAGACACGATTCAAGTTATGAACACTGGTAGTACCGGTCGGACTAGCTTTCTGCTTACTCGCAAGAATTTGCTTAAGGATACTATCCCTATTCTTAGTTGGCTGCCACCTACGAGCATTATAGTCTTGAATCATCTCATCCAAGACACCATGTTGCATTGCTACCTTGCCTAAGGAATCATAGACATTACGAGCATAGTCAGCTCCACGCCTTTCAGTAAGCGTCAATGGAATAGTCTTATCTCCGTCAAGCCAACTATTTACCTTGACGCGAGAATCCATCTTCGGGGTAATGTTAGTCAAATGCTGCTGCGCCTGCATACGTGCACGTTGACTATCAGCCATCATACCATCCCTTGTATCAAGGAATGATGATATATTAATCCTTTTATCCCCAGAGATAGCACCTTTGAGGGCATTGAGAAACTTAATGGGATGCGCACCACTTAATGCAAGAGCTAGGCCTGCACCTTCCAATGCCCCTTTAATAGGATGCTTATGGTATACATAGGAACCAGCAACCGCACCAATACCTAATGCTGCGAGAGCCTTAAGTAACTTTGGGTCAATGCGACCTGCTTGTGCTAATCGAGGATCTGCGGCATTAACTTTACCTCTTGCAACAGTAGGCGATACATCATCGCCATGACTAAGGATGGTCCAAGGCTCCTTGCCAATACCTCTCTGTACGATAACCTGTCCGGGGCGAGCTACACGATCTACATCTTCAGCCATCATAAGAGGAACTACGTTGCCGTGACGGTCGATTAGATATCGATCACGCCCTGCGGCACGCTCATCTCGGAATCGGTTAATAGCTTCAAGACTTGCAGAAGATTCTCCACTGGCATTTACTTCACCAGGAGATTCTCCCGGCAAACCACCTACACTAGGCTTACCTTGCCCAGACACAACCTCTGAATGTCCCATATCCTCATAGGGCTTATTACCAAGTGTAGCAGGAATTCTAGACTTTGGTTCCTTCTCTGATACCTTAGCAATCTCCTTAATGTGAGGCTTCATTGCATCCTGATAAACCTTTGGATCAATATTATAGTTACTCTCTACATGATGATTCTCGATAGCTGTTGCAATCTCGTGTGCATCAGGATAAGACAACGGAGTACCATCAGCAATCTTCTTCAAGATACTGGGAGAGAAGATCTCAGTAGTAGCGTGTGGACCTGCACGATCAATGAGATCATAGATTTTCTCAATCGGCACAGGTCCTTGTGGATGCATCAAAGGGGCTTCCTCTGCCTCATGCACCTGCGTTACAATATCCTTCACCGGTACAGTAATATCCTGCCCAGCCTTATTCTTTATTTGAAGCGTATTAGGAAATTTCTCATCAACATGAAGACCTTTTAAGTCTTCACTTGTACCTCCGGTATAAGGTACAATACCTTTATCATCTAAAGGAGTATTGGTAGGGATAGGCTCACCTGGAACATGGGGCTTATTTACATCTCCCGGCGCACCTAACCTCTTCTGCGCAGTGCTAGTAAACTCCCCAGGAACTTCTTCCCGAGTAAGTAGTTTACCTCCCGCCGGACCTGGCAGCTGTGGAGTAGTAGGCTTACTCCAACCAGGTTCCATTGGATCAGGCTCTAATTTGTCGGCTGCGCCGACGGTCCCGGCGGTGTGAGTACCTCGCGCTGCACCTATTGCCCCGCCGATTATAGCTCCCGTGGCGGCCGTGGAAGCAAGTTGGGTGGGCGAGATATTTCCAGATGGACTAGATATCTGCTGGCCTGCCTCAGTCACTCCCCCAAAGGTACCGCCAGTGACTGCACCGTGAACTGCATTCTCGACACGGCGAATACTATTGATTGCCTTAGGTGTAGCTCCAGCAGCCTTGGCGGCATCACTGAGTGCCGTAAGTTTAGACTCGCCACCAACGAGTAGTTCAGGATCAGTAAGAATGCCATTGATAAGACCAATACCCATTTCCTTGGGATGATCCTTAAATTGCTGTGCAACATCTTCCATGTATTGCTTAACAGTTTTCTTATCCTCTCCAGGTAGGCTGGCAAGATACTTTTTAGCCTGTGCAACCTGTTGAGGATTATACTTACTTGGGTTGGCTACAATGGCTTGTTGGTCTAGTACTTTATGAATCTGCTGGTATTGATATTCCTGTTGCAGCGGGGCATTAACTAGGAATTGTAGAAAGTTTGAGGGCAGACTCTTTGTTGGAATGGATACAAGAGGCTGTTCCAACGTATCAGTACGTGGAGCATTATCTTGTGTACCATACCCTTCGGGGAGCTTTGGAGAACGTTCATAGAAATAACTACCAGTACGCTGTCCAGTAGCTGATGGCTGAATATTAATATACTGCGCCCCCTCACTTGACATGCTAGCGGGATGATATCCCAATAGTTTTGCAGCTGACACCTCCTCAGGAGTCATTTCCTGTGCTGGTAGGTTAGGATTCTCCGCGCGAAACTTTAGGCGCTGATATGCAGATACCATTGCATTCTTAAGATCGCCCGCCTGATCACTTATTGTATCTGTAATAGCTTGACCAATCTTCTGCGCAGTAGTATCAGTATCAGTGGGAGTCTTATCAATAGGCGCTCGGTACTTTCCGAGGGATGGCCCCCACCCTTGATCTAGTCCCATATCTATAAAAGACTTACCGTCTGGGGCGAGTTTAAAAGAAAAATTATTACTGATATCTTTAAATTGTGGCTGAGACGTAACATCGGACATCACATCAGTAGGAGACATTCCCGAAGCTAGTTTCTCATTAGCATATGACAACATCTCAGGACGCTTGGGAGCTTCCTGATATGGATCACTACTAGTTTGTTGATTCTGTGGAGTACTGGAAACAACAGGACCCCAACCATCATTCTGATCCATTATTGCACCTTATGTGCCAAATTGGCACAATAGTTATTCATCATTATCAAAATCATTCTCAGTATCATCTGTAGAATCATTAGTTATAGAAGATCTAATATTACTCTGAGGATTTTGACCTAACCATTGCCTAACCTGTCCATTTACATTGTAATATTTACCCACTACTCGTTGACCCGGATCTCCCGGATCTGGCAGAGCATCTTTAGCACTATTACCGCCAGACTTAAATGTAGTGGTAGTATCTCCAGGCTGACCTGTTACTCGTTGAAATAGATTAGGGGTACCCTGTGCCTTCTTCAATTGCCCGGACTGTTGCAACTCCGCAATAGCGTGTTGAGCGGCCGTAGACATATCCATACCACGATTGGATCTTACTAACTGTTTAGCCCGGCTGGCTACATCTGCAAGAAGCGGACCAGGCTGCTTAGCTGTACCTACCATACTAGCCGCATCATCAGGTACGTCTCCACCATCATACAAAGCTTCTTGAATAGCTGCATATGATGTATCAAGATCATTCTTATTCGGGGCAGTGACAGTTGTGCCCTGCTTGTCATTACGAGCCTTATATTCTAATTGCTGCTGATGCCACTGGTGTAATTCTCGATCCCTACGAATAGTTTCATTAAGACGAGCATTATCATAATTACTCTTTTGCTGAAGATCTAATTGCTTTAATTGAAGTTGAGCATTCTGATAGGCAGTAATTGCATGTTGTCCAAGAGCTTGTGCCATCTGTGGACTGAATGGCATCTTCTTCAAGGAGTCAATTTCATACTGAGGAATACCTTCCGCAGCTAGCTGATTGATACCATTCTCCCATTGCTCTGGCGTTTGCGCGCTACCAAGATATTGACTAATAAGCTGTCCAGTATCTGATATACGTTTAAGGTTACCTGCCTGAATAGCATTCTGTGCAGTGGCCATTTTCAGGGCACCTTCCTGTGCAGCACTAGCTTGCTGCCAGTACTTATTGGCAAGGTTTGGCCTACCCAACTGTGCAGCCTTAAGGGCTAGGGCATTATTATAATCTGCTGGATTTAGATTAACTGACGTACCTACAGAAGGCATCTGTGCGGTCTGTACTGCACTAGGAACCTGCGTTTGATTACCAGCAATACTAGGAGCATTAGCACCCCCAGTTCCCATACCGCCAGTACTAGGAGTACCATTCCCAGGATTAGTTCCCAAGGGAAAAGTCTGTGCCGGGGTATTCTGTGACTGTGTGGGTTGGTTAGCTAAGCTAGTAGCACTAGGACCTCCCGGACTACTAAGCCCTTGCCCATACTGCCCCAGTTGAGTCTCTGCCTGAATATCAGCCAACTGAGTCTGTTCCTGTGCATTAGCTAGCGCAAGATTCAGAGCATTCATTTGCAAGTTTTGTTTATTCTCTTGCTCTTGTTGATTAGTCAGAACTTCCTGATTATATGCATCAAGAGCTACATTAGGTCCTGGCATATGTCACCTCAGAAGAAACTACCAACGGCACCAAGAAGACTACCAATCGATCCCAGACTGTTTTGTGTATTCTGTGATTGCTGCTGACCTGCCTGAGATTGCAGCTGTGCGGCACTAGCTGGACTATAGTTAGCACCACTCAACATAGCTAGGTTATTAAACTGCTGCTGGTATGCCTGACCGCCAGCATTAGCTGCGGCCACCAAGGCATTACCACTCCCTGTATATCCTTGAGCCGCCATAGTATTGGCAGCCGCTGTCTGATACGCCTGTCCCACAGAACTATTAACAACATTCTGTACTTGATTACCTGTATTATTAACCAAGTTATTAAGTTGTTGAGCAGCTTGTGGTCTATATTGTGCATAAGGATCAGCAGCCTGAACCGCCTGCTGATTAGCGCTATTAGACTGATCACTTCCCATGAAGCTACCAACTACCCCAAGTACACCACTGGCGATTCCCCAAGGCATTCTAATTCTCCTGATGAGAGCAATATTGTGGAAACTTACTTCCTCTTATACAAATAATAAGGGTCATTCTTTCTTCATCACTCTCATTTGTTACCCAGTGAAGCTTGGAGTTATCAAATGTGTATAGATCGCCAGGCATGGCAGATAAGCTAGTATCATTAAAATGAAAAGCCTGCTTGCCATTCCCTCGTAATTGAATAGCATACTTATCATAGTATGTAGCATGCCATCCAGTATCAATATGGGGCCTAACCATACAGCCAGGAGGAATCCTTGTAATAAGAACTCCTCCTAGCCTTTTTCCCTGTACATAAGATAAAACATCCATTACTAAACTCCGCACAGATGGTATCTGACAAATTACAGGATACCAAACACTATCATGTTCTTCATTGAACTTTTTTCTATCTCCCTTGTAATTATCCCAACTATTATACCGAACCCATATATCGGATATTTTAGTATGAGGAGAACTATATTGTGAAGTACGTAAGGTATAACGATCCCACACATCAGGATTACTATCAATCTCCTGTAGGCAGGCAGCTACGGGAAAACCTGTTGATAGTAATCTAATAGGGGTCATTACTGTGCCTGGTTAAGCGCTTGCTGTACAGCCTGTGTAAGGGTATCCGTATCTACGGTAGTGTCATTATTTACAACTTCTACATTCTGCTCGGCATTCGGACCGCGGCTAATGATAATAATGGTAGTCATTTAAAATCCTTTGGTTTAAGTTGAGGTGCATATTGATATACTACATTCAAGTAATCGTGAAGATCATCTATTTGCTTCTGCTGATGTATCTCCATAATACCTAGTGAAAAACATAAACCTGCCATAAAGGCTGCCATGCCCGTTACTATTAAAACTCCAATACCTCCGGCATGGTAGTGTATCTGCGATGTGCCTACATTAGCGCTACTACCTTGACTATGATTCTCCAGTGCCGCGATAAGTCTCTCAGAGCTATCCAGAAATTTTCCTAGCTCTCCCCTGATATCCTCTTCCATATATTATCCTTTCGGTGTGGACTGAGCTAGTATAAGGTCAAAGCGTTGGTGTAGAGCAGATACACTAGCCTTGACATCGGATAAGAGAGTATTAGTCTCATTCTTATCATGGTACTGGCTAAGTACCTTATCATTAAGGGCTCGATGTGATAACTCTAAAGTTTCTAATCTTTTTCCAAGAGCTTTTGTATATCCTGCAATTAGTGATATAACAATACTGATAAGAATAGTAATAATCGTTCCTGCAATTATTGCGATAACTTCCCAAGAAGGTCCAGTAGACATATCATCTCCCAGCCACATAATGAGCTTTTATCCTACTAGCAGAAAGTGTTGTATTATATAAAGCGCAACAAGATAATATTCCACTAAAAAATGATGAACCACCACTATCTTGTGTACCTAAATATAAACCATTATTAGAAGCGACATGCGCTGATGTTGCTATAGATGCTATTAATGCACCATTAATATAAAGATATAATGCGGTATTATCATAAGTAATTACAGCATGATAAAGATGTGCATTAGCTAAGGCAGGCCCTACGGCCCTAACCCAACCACTTCCAGTATAAAATCCCCCCATAATAGATGATGTGGAAGAAGAAGAATCAAAGTTAAAACCTAAAGCCAGGGATACAGGGTCAGAACCTCCGACATATGCTTCAGTTACTAAACATACACCCGTAGATATAGTATACCCAAAACACCAAGCTTCTACAGACCAGTTATTTCCTACATTAAGTAGCGTATTAGCTGGTATACTTACATAGGAAGCTGTGCCGCTTAGTAGAACACCCCCCGGTAGATTAGCAGGACCATTAGCTCCTAACAAGGTAAAGGTTCCATGATAAGTACCATTGATAGCGTTACCACTACTATCATTTGCCACTGTTCCAGAAGTCTCTGCTAATTTCCAATAACCTACTGGAGCATCTGCAAGTACTACGGAGTCATATACAGCATTACCCGAAGGTTTCCAGGAAACTCCCAAAGCCTGAGTACTATCAGCGGTTAGTACGTAGTTATCAGCCCCTACAGGTATTCGCGCCGGAGCTGTATTGTATCCTAGTATATCACCTTTAGTTGTAAGTGGCAATGAGGAAGACCCAACAGACTTCCATAGTAGTCCTGTAGGTTGAGTACTATCCGCAGATAACACATACCCATCAGTACCTACAGGTAATCTATCAGGTGCTGTATCATAAGTAAGAATATCCCCTTTGGTTGTAAGGGGTAATATAGCAGCAATACCACCACTCGATAGATTAGCAACAGTTTGATTAATTACATTAACCTTCTTCTGAACAGCAAGAAACCACCTATTCCAAGATTCAGTAAATCTACTTTTAGGGTCTGTGAATAAAGAACCTTGATCAGTAGGAGGTGTAGGTAGTGGTTGTATCTGTACTTGACTATTAGCCATTATAGAGTACCAATATCAAACTGAGCCTCAACTGCACTAATACGAAATTTAGCAGCCTGTGTAAATTGAATCCAGATTGCCCTCTTTCGGAAGGTCCCACAATTTATTAGAAACATTCTTTCCTGTGACATATCCACTCGACGAGGTTGTGTCCATGTCTGATAGTCATCATCACTAAATTGTACCGTAAGCCAGTTACCAGGCTGTTGATCTCCAATAATCTCAAAGTAATTCATCTGCTTACGTCTACGAGTACCAGCATCAAAGATTGGGCTGATAATACTCATAGGTATGGAATTACCATAGTCATCTAGATAAGATGAATCGATATAGTACAAAGTACCATTCGTCGCATGTTGTACTACTGTATTACCATTATTATCATATGTACTGGCACAAATCGGAACATAGTTACCATTTGTATCCGTCCATTGATTCCAATGATTCTCTACTACATCATAGGCAAGTGTAAGGTTGGCATTGATTATTGTAACGATATAAAATAAGTGTCCATTCTTTTTAAGTTGCCAACTATACACACCACCTGACAAGTCAGCCTTATTAAGTAGGCGATCGATAGCCTTGGTAGATACAACCTTAACCTGTAATCCCTCCATCATACATACTTGAAGACTTGCCGACTGATTGGTGGATAGCCAAAATAATATATCCTCAATGCGTTGGACACTATCTTGATGGGCACAACCGAACCTACTTTTACGACCTGGATCACTCTGCAAAGGACTACCAGTAGCATTACCTGCATCAAAGAATATCTCAGTAGTCCATTGCTTGAAGGCCACTACATAGGATAACTGTTTATTGAGGGCAACTGGGTAATCAGGTTCAATCTGAGCTGTGATAAAGTCAAGGGGATCCCAATCTCCAGCTACGGTAACACTATTAATCTTACTTCCCCAGATGACAGCGGGAGTAAGATTAGTGCCAAAGAACCGCTGCATTACGAACATGAAACCATCTAGATAGGCTAATCCCTTAACAGTGTACTGTGGATAGGAAGAATTAATTGAATGTAGATTTGCCGATAGCAAGGCAGTATCATCATACCCATACCCTTGCACACCATTCTGCATTACAATCTTAGGATCGCTTCCTTTAATCTCACTGAAGGAATATACACCACCTGTTGTATCTAGTCCTGTCGCAACCTGCGCACCATTCTTATAAAGTGTTCCCCCAAAAATGGAATATACATTACCATTCCAAGTATATAGCCCCATCCCAGCAGTGGCAGGATTAGCTACTACTTGCGGGCTACCTAGACCAGGCCTCTTGTAAATGTGATACTCATTTCTGCCAGACGTCTCCAAGAAACAATTAACAAGGCGAGCATCTACATTTGTACTATTATAACGATTCTCCGGTTCGATAACCAGAGGAATCCTAGATGGCTGCGTCATTGCCTGATGCTGAGGCATTAGACAAATCTCCCACTACCTTGATAAAAGCGTTGATCCATGTTCAGGTAAGTTGCTGCATCCTCAACATCCCAGTTCTCAAGCATCTCACGATAGGCAGTAGCGCGAGCCTGACAACGATCCATGATAGCCTGGGGTTGTCCAGTACAGATATCATCGGCAAGAGCCCACCGCAAATAAATGCGCCACTCCTGAGGGAACTGTACATCAGCCTCTAAGTTGATTGGATTAGGGGCCTCTACCTGCACCAGGACTGTGGCCGTGTTAAGAACTTCCGTACTATTCGGAGCATTCCAGAAGTTAACATTGAGTTGCTCGGCCTGCTTGTCAACGAAATATGATGATATAGTTCCACTGTTACCAACCAACTGAGATAAACGAGTGAACTCATCACGACTAATACAGACCAAAGGCCTCCGAACATTACTAGTATCTGTGACATAGGCTTGAAGTACCCTTTGCGGTTTACTCATCACAACATCAGGACCTGCAGGACCAAGTACATATTGTACTTGGTTTACCTGCAATGGAATGTTTACCAACTCCTGAAGGAATAACTTAAGTCCTTGGGTTTGACACAAGTTAATAATATCGCAGAGACGACGCATGTAGGTGGCAAGCTGCTCACTATTAGCTTGCGCACCTTCCTGCAGGTAGCCAGCATCTACCATCGCATCGTTAATTATTCCGTAAGGAGTATTAGATGTTGAGTTAGGCATTTTAGAGAGGAATCTGTGGTTGGAGTTTTACGCACTCAACAATAACAGCAAAAGTTAGGGCAGGAGTGCCGGCAGATTGTGGAGTATATGTGTTAGCTCCACTAGTACTCCACATGATGTTACCAGTAGCCCCTGGAGACGCATTATTAGTCAAACCACCAAAATTCCAAAAATCACTATCATCACCGCCAGCCATTCCCCAGAAAAGTTCATTGGTAGTAGCTTGCCACCACAATTGCACATCCAAAGGACTGCCATGAGGCAGGGAATATTTTACCCGATCTACCCTAAGAGCCTGGCATGGCGGATTCATGGTAGCAATATTAGTAAGTTGTGTTACGGGAAAATCAGGTACATGTGCAGGGGTACCACCATCAGAAGATGTAAGATCAATCTCTCCCGTAAGCCTTATAACAAAGTTACGCCGACCATCTCGAAGAATCTGAGTATTAAAAGAATTAGCCATATATGCCTCAATAAGCTACTGTAACCATAAAAGATTCTGCTTGAGGCGTTGACGTAATGTTATTATTACTATCTACGTTTGGCAGAACCCATGTAGGTGGTGGATTGGGTAACGTTACTGTTAATATAGATCCAGATATATTATAAGTTAGAACATTAGCTACTGGAAAAGAACCTTTATACGGAACATTTACATAACTAATAGTATATACATACAATACAGAAAATTCATAAGGAAAATATGAATTAAGATCTATAGTATATGTAGTAGTACTTCCATCACCATATACACTAATAGTTTGTGTTGCGACTCTCTGAATACTCATATCAACGCTCCATGCCGGCAAACTGGAAGTCGGCCACCATAGAAGTAGCGGCAGCAGTCGAGCCATTACTAATAGCAAGTGTGGGATTCAACTGCGAAGATGTAATGCTGCCAGTTAGGACAGATGCCAAGACTCCATAGTTAGGTCCAAGCGTTGCAACATTCTGGCGCTTCACACCCTCAAGGTTTGATCCAACAAAGATCTTTGTATTACCCAGACGATCTACATAAAAACCAAGATCAATATCAGCAAGGGCAGTAATAGTGCCTACATTAGCAAGAGTGCCGATTGTGGTGGTAGTATTCTTAATAATGAATTGTAGAGTAGTTGAGCCGGCAGCCTTAAAGAAATAAAATCCATTCGCAATACTAGTAAATGGAGTAGCGTTTGTTTCAATAAGTCCTGCTACAAAAGAACTAGTACTTGCAGCTGCCAATTGTACGCGGGCCAAATATGCAAGTTTCTTACCCGCAGTATATTGTAAGGCTGCGGTAGGAGTTTGGATTTCCGCAAAGTTACCTGCAGTAGCGCCGGTAGTGAATACAATACGACCGCCAATACCATTAGCATCATTCTGAGCAACAGTACCACTATTAGGGGCCGTAACAGTATAAAGAGCTGCATTATAAGGGAAAAAATCATCCTCATAATAAGCATAGAAAAATGGGTCAGGAATACCCACCTGACCCAATGGTTGAAAGTTTGCAGCTTGCGTAATACCAGAAGTAAAACGAGTAGGTGCAGCCATTTTATTTCTCCAGAGAGTCGCCTAAATAGGCGTTCGGTTGAACGACACACTGGTGTGCCAAATTGGCACACATCTTATTTATTTCTTACCTTTACGCTTTCCATGATAGTTCTTCTGCCCTGGCGCGGCATTAGCCATCCTAGCCAAGTTTCCAATCACGCCACCAGGAACACCTCGAGCCTTCAATTGCGCAGCCCTGCCCCCGTGACCGAGGGCATTGCTTTTACCTTTGAAGGTACCTGACTTTTTGATAGGACCTTTATTTGCCATACATCACCTATCAGGGACCATTGCTACCAAAGATACCGCGAGGATCAGTACAACCGACAGAGAATCGGAAGTACGTAGCCGCCTTAGCATTCTTGGTATCGAAGTCATTGTCCTGATCGAACTGAGGCTTCTGGCGCCAGAAGAACGTCATACCATTCGGGCAGTTAGTACGAATAAACCACGCACTCGGCTGAGTGAAGAAATGATTCAGTTTAATACCCTTCGGCAGGGCATTGGTACTCTTAAGTGCGTTAATCGCATTATTTGCAGTATCATTCTGCAACACACTATGCAAAATACGATTAGCGTTGTACCATTCCTGAGGAGCGATATGCAGCGATTCCGGCATGATCTTAATCAACAGGCCACGATCCATAGTAGTTTGCATGATCTGAATGGTCAAGTCTTCCAACGCCGCCTCACTCAAATCAGCACTTGGAGAAAGGGCATTGCTGTAAGTACCACCACTCACATTCGCATGTGCAGTACTAATAAGTGGTTGACCATCTGGGGTGGTGAAGTACGTACTGGAGAATGCATTGTTATAGAGGAATGCTGCAACATTCTCGATGGTTTGATTACAAGAAAAGGCATTTGCCTTCGCACGTCGGGTGGAAACTTCCTTATATTGATTATCCTCAATTTCCTCATGAGTGACAATATATCCAAGAGCATATGCGATATGCGAGTAGGTAGTTACCCAACCCTGGAACTCCGAGTCCATGGAGATGGGAGCACCCTGAGCCTTCACTGGTGCCAGGCCAAAACCAGTTACCTGTACATCCTGTTCATAAGCCTTCTTTGAGTCCCTGATCTCATAAAGATCATTATACTCATTCACATACTCATCATAAACCTGACCCCACACAGCATGAACGCCAGGCCAGAGTAGTTTGGGATGCGAACCAGTGTTAATTACGCCTGCCATATGTTATCTCCTATTATACGCCAGTGGTGCCGGCACTAAGTTCATGGTTGTTAATGGTAGCCAACCAAGTAGCACCATTGCCGAAGGCATTGTTCTGAATCTGAGCAAGGCCGAGGAGTTTCATCTGAAGGGTGCTGGTAGTAGCACCACCAGTATTACTAAGGGTCCATCCGGATACATAACCGTTATTAGTACCTACCACAAGGTTAATATTAAAGCCAATAGCTGCTGATGTAAGAGCAGTACCGGTACCAGGCTCCTGTACTTGGAAAATCGTATCGGGAGAATCTACTACGAGGGCATAGTAGGAAATAGCCTGCGCACCACTAGGCCTAATAGTCTGATCCAAATTATGCGGATTAGCAATCAAACTAGGAGTAGTGCCAATACCTACAATAACACCTCGAAGTGCTCCAGTAGCAGCGGCCAAGGTAATACCTGGAATACCATTGCTGTCACCATTGCCACTAGATACTACGGGATCACCAATAGCATAGGCATTAGTATCTGCTGGAGCAATATAGTAAACATTAGCTTGCCCATTCCAGGGCGAGCCGTTCAAGTGCTTAACCGGCCATAGGCCGGAGGGACGAATTGCATTAGCCATTACGGCCTCCGTTCTTTACGAGGAGTGAAAAGGTTAGGTGCTTTTTCCTTATTGTACGCCATGTCTGGTTCATTAACTCCTACCTTACCTCCACGAAGAATGGCTGCAATATTATCATTTTGTTCTTGAATAATTGCCTGCCCTGCTTCGTAATACTGCATAGGACATTCCATCAAGTACAGTCGGAGGGGTGCGCCGACTGAATTGAGGCCTGCCCCTGCGGCAATGCTTACCTCACTACCAAGGGTATTACCATTCTTAAGACCATCACCTGCTAGATCAAAGCTAGCAATATTGACTTCATCAGGATCAACCATCACATAGCCTGCACGACGAGCCCTTTCTAGACGTTGAGGTTCACCGATGAACCAGTGTCTATGATATCCAGGCTTATCCGGTACTTCCAACTTCAAACGACCTTGTGTCATTGGTACAAAGTCTTTTGGAAGATCATTAGTCACGGAGTTAGCTGGGTTATAGGGTTGTTTAGCCATTACTATTCTCCGCCTTATGATTTAATTGTTCTTGATACTGCTTAAAGTTAATACAAGGAATATGCCTACGTAGCTTTAACATCTCAATTGCTTCGTCTCGGCATTCTGCTAAAGTTAATCGACGATGTTCCCTTGTACCTGCCCCAGGATGAAATTGCATAGCTACGATGGATGCAAAGTATACATCGAATGCCTGATATTCAACGTCGAAAATAGGGTCTTGCATCGGGTCATCAGGCTGCACATCGATTACGTAATTATCCATATCAGGACTCCATCCCATAGTACATCTTTGCATAAGCATCTTCCCATTCCTTAAGAGTCTTGTAGCGTTTATTAGTACCTACAAGAATATCCTTATCTTCATGACAAGCCTTTTTAGCCTCAGGGGGTAGTGATGCAAAAGAGTTCTTTCCGCTGCCATTACTACTTCCGCTAGGTTTACCACTACCTTCTACCTTACTAGAAGTACGCTTGTTTGAAGTATCATCATAGTCAGCATTCTCATCGAAACTACTAATATATTTCATTCTCTTATCCATGAGCTTACGAGCCTTCTCCAAGAACTCTCTACCAGTAGATGCTTCACCCCTACGACGGAGGTCCTGACAAGTGCGATCCATCGCGATAGTCATTTCCTCATCTTTGGAATACCAAGAGTTCTCAGCAAGCCACGCCCGTACATCAGGCGTCAAATTCTCATCTTGGGATTGATCTTTCTTACTCTGTGTATCTTTCTTATTATCGGCCTCAATTGCTGAGGCTTCTTTCTTAACTGAGTCTAGCTGTTCGGTGAGTGCAAACTCTGCGTCTACATCACCACTCGCGCGAGCTTCTTTAATTTGCTCGATGAGGTCTTTCTTGGCCTTTTCTACTTGTCGCTTGGTAGATTCTGAAAAATGCTTTTCCAGAGCTTCAATAGCTTTGTTGCTATTCTCTACCGTTTTGCGAAGCGTATCAATTTGTGAATCCCGTGTCAACAGGTCCTGTTGAAGTTTCGCCATGCGCTCCTTCATAATGGGAAGGATGTGTCGACCCTTCTCGACAAAGGTTTTAGCATCTACCCAACGTTCTTTTGGACCCCGAAACTCATCCTCAGGAACCCACCCAAGGTCACGAGCTTCTTGTTCCAAGGATTCATCAACTTCTTGATTCATTTCATCACTCATACATTTTCCTCATTATCTACGATTAATGCAAAGATATCTCGATCATTTACAAAACGATACTGTTGACCATCTTTAGGACCCTCCGCCATATAACCTACGAAGGGAGATACAAGTACTTTATCTCCCACCTTAGCGCGTGGCTGAGGTTCATCATGCCAAGCAGTAGGGCCGATAGCTACTACAATCCCTCGTTGATTAAGGGTATGTCCTTTGGCTTCAATTTCCTTAGGAATAAAGATTGCAGAATTTTTACGTTCTGGTTCATAGGGTCGAATAAGAACTGCACGACCTGCGGGGAATAGGCCTGAATCATTACTACTCATTATCTATAACTCCGTGAAGTGTATCATAATCTATATCAATTAGTTCTTGCATGGCACTACAGAATCCTGTAGCTCCTGCATTCTTTACGGCCATCTCAGTATCAAAAGCTGCTGAGAAAGTTCCATTAGCCCACTGTTCCTTGAGATCCTCCCTGCGTCGGTGCGCCCATTCCCGGAGTTGCTTGGTCACTGGATGGTCCAACCATCCCAGGAACTCCTCCTCCGCTATCGTCATTTGTTCCTTCGGCATTCATAGTCTCCTGCATTGCTTTAGTTTGAGCATCGATATGCTCGTTCATTTTCTCCAACATATCAATTTGACTCTTGAAGACTTCAAGTTGATGTGCTGCCTTTACACCACCTGCTTGTGTCTCAAATAGTGCTGCTTGACTATATAATTGCTGGATCTTCGCATCATTTACCCTTCGTTGCTCATGCCACATCAAGAGATGCTGCATAGTCTTCATCTTTACATTAGCCATGCCGAGTTGGAACTTCATTTGTTCTACTTGAATCTTTACATCAGGTGGCATTGGCGGACGACTCTTTAGGCCAGGATATACCTGTTCGATATTATCAACACTTAATGCCTTGAGAAGTTCTTGCTCTACAAGATCTTTATCATATCCAGGATTAGCTGCGGCCCGTTGTGCAAGGATGGTAGCTCTGCTAAAACGAGCACCTTCACTACTGATAGTTGGGTCAGCGGCAGGAATAATAGAGCTGGGATCACCCAGAAAATCTTCACGACCGATATACTCGGGAATTCCTCCAAAAGTAACTTTGTCCTCCATATGTACTGCGTTCAATTGATAGAGTTTCTTAAACTCACACTTCATTGAACGCCATATACGTTTGAAGATTGCAGAGTAAATCTTCTGGCCTTGCTCTACCATACTACGAGCAGTCTCTGCAGGAGTATTCTGTCCCGGATTAACTCCCGTGAGCATATCAGTTGCACCACTGATCTTATTAGTATAATCAATAATAAGACCCAACAACTGAAACATTACATTCGACGGTTCTCTGACAGGGAGAGGGTATATACTCTTCCTGAGATCATCTCCCGTAGAATCAACTCGATTCCACTGGAAGGGAGAAAATTGATAGACACCGCCACGAATCTTCGCTCCTCGGCCAAGGAAACCACCAGCTGTGTTACTAATTGTTCCGGAGTCGAAAAGCTGATTAATTGCGCTATTGACAGACTCATTGAGGGGTCCCAGGAGTATGCCAAAGCCTATGTCCATGATTCCACCATCAGGGGAGGGGATAAATGGAATCTTGGTAAAATATTCAGTGGCATGGATGCGAATAATAGTACCATCCTTTGCCCGCTCGATATCCTCTTCTCGGTCAAATCGACAGACGATACGAAGTATACATCCTGTGGTTTCTTCCAGTGTTACTATATATGGTTCGGCATAACCATCACCATCCAGGTCCATCCAGTTATGCTGTTCTAGTACTTGATAGGGAGTAAGCTCGTTTGACTGTGGGCGAGTTACCCCAGCACGGTTATCACTTTCGATACTAGTAGTATTTTGAGTAGTTTGCGCATCACTACAAAACCATTGTTCTTCCGTAACATCACAGAACACTCCACGCTGCACCCTCTCCCAGATATCATTACGATACATAGGAATTTTATGAGTCTTTACCAGACAGGTATCTACACTCTTTGCCCAATAGTTTAAGACGAGATCTTTTGCAAGAACAAGTTCCGATACATTATGACCTTTGCTAGCATCATAATAAGATTTCTTAAACGCCGTACCTACAATGGCTACATTCAGCAAGGCCTTATCTTGCTGCTCTTCCCACGACTCATCCTGCTCAAGAAGTTGCCATGACATATAAGTACTAATGCGCTGGGCACGGTCACACTTACTACCATCAGGATCTTTCCCCATTGTTCTACATTGCACAACATTTCTACCATTTACAATAGCAGGATATGCACGGGCATGGAACTGCATTGAGGATATGGTAACTAGTGGAAATACAATATTGCTACAACCGGGCCAAGGGAAGGTCTTCATCTTCTGAATCTGCATAGCCAAGTCCATGGCAGCATTAGTACGCTCTTCCCAGCGCATTCGAGAGAAGCAATCTTCTTTATAACAATCCAGGCAGAACTCTGATATTCGACGAAGATCCTCTTCCTCGAATTGCTCCGCAATGTTAGGACTAGAAATAGTCTTCTTATTCAGTTTAATATTATGCTCTAGCGCTAACATAATTACCCTTGTGTGCCAATTTGGAACATTAGTAACCGGTATACACGTTTCTGGAGTCTTGCTGTTCCATTAGGAATTGCTCATACGTTTCTTCGTCTTCATCTTCCAATGGACGTTCATCCAGATCTTCCTCTTCCACAGCAAGCTTATCATCTAGGCCTTTACACATAATAGCAGTGCTATCGAATTGATCGTCTAGTTTAGCCTGAGCAACTCCAGTGAATTGTAGAATCTCATTCTCATACTCAGCATACCAGTCAGCTTTCTTATCCCATTTCATAGAACCGCTACGAGAACGTTTCTTGAAGGACTGACCACGCACACCTTTATCTTTTACTGGCAGTAATGGTACAAAGTTAATGAAGTGATCTCGCATGCGCATTTCATCTGCGATCATGGGATATACAGATTTCCAAATCACCCCATCTTCCACATACCA